TAGCAAGTGTCCATCTGCTGCGCCACGCCCCTGACCCAGGCGAACGGGTCACCCACTGGCTTGATTTGCCAGAAGGCTTTGTACAGCCTCCGACCGAGGGTCGGGCCCCAGGCCCACTCCCCCGGGAGCTTGTACGGCCGAGATCCCAAGAACACCAGGTCCGAGAGGTGCTCTGAGCTTCCGAGCTTCGGGATAAAACCGAACCGGGCAACGGTGCGCTCCACAATGGCCTTGTCAATGGGCCCGTCGAAGCCAGCAGCCATGTCATCCCCCACCACTCCAAGTGTGACGTCACTCAATTGCTTCAAGTCTTCAAGCTCAACGCCCTGAAGACCGCAACTCAAAGCTAGCCAGCAAACTGGCCCATTCAGGAGTGCGTTCAACAATGCCGTATCATCCCGCCCGCTGGCATTCATGTCCCGCGCCTGGTATTGCAACCCGTAGTTGCACTTGGCCAGGGGGCGTTGCCAGTACTCCAGGACCTTCCAGAAGTCGTACTCGGATTGCGGGATGAAGCGTGCATACACTTTCTTCACCCAAGCAAAACTTTCAGCACTGTGCGTGCAATCGAAGGCCGTGAAGTCACACCAGGCGAAGCGATTGCGCTTGGCCATGTGCTCATTCAACCAACAATGCAAGTCCTCTGGGGGCCCGGCGGCGTAGTAGAGCGGGTTGTGGCAGTGCCACTGCTTCTTAAGCCCCGTTAGCATGGCGGTCATAATGGGTCCTGCAATGACATGCGTGACGTCATGCGGTCCCTGAATGAGACGCGGCACCATCTTGAGGTCCCTACTCCCATCCAGGCTTTGTATCCAGCCTGGGAGCTTCTCAGATTTGACGAAGCTTTGGAAGTGGGCCATCTTGGGGGTCAAGCCCACTTGATGGTACAATGCCAGGGCGTTCTCCATCGCAACTCGCCGGTTGGCGGGCCTGGAGGCCATCCAAGCGGGCAGGTCCGGGTCGGGTGAGTTCTCGGGGAAATTACCCAGGATCTCAGGGAACCGGTCGATGGTTGAAAAAGCCTCCTCCTCTGGGCTGCTCTTGACATCCAGAAAGACACGGCATGTCACAGCCTTCTCCAGGACAGTCGGCCCGGCGGCGCTAACAACGGGGTAGCAACCACTCACGGCGACACCACAGAGACGCGGGCCCCCTTCAATCTTGAGGGCGACGTCATGCGTGGGGGGGGTGAACCACTCACCGGTGGCCTTGTTCCGGCGCTTACCCCTAGCATTCCTTGCTGGGGCCCAGGCTCGGATCCGGCTAATTTTGCCGGACTTGAGGGGGGGGTCAACGCGCTCACAAGTGACCAAGCCCGGGGCACAGCTAGGCACGGCAAGATTTTCCATCACTTGCGACGCGGCCTCAGTGCACGGGTGCCCAGCATAGATCGGAAGAG